CCTCTCTTGTGCAGTACACCTTCGTTCTACCGCCGCAGGACTTACAGATGCGTGTTATCTTACGGCTCATGACACTATCCTGTCGTATAGTGCATCCATGCGCTCTAATAGAGTGCGTCTACGATACAGCGGCGTGAGCGTCTCGAAGTCAATCCCGGCAGGCACAAAACCTGCTGAAATAAACATGTCTTTGACGATTTCTCGCTCTACCTTGAGTCTTTCTCTTTGGGTGTTCGATGTTCTTCTCAAATCATTAATTATCGTTTCAGTAGCCTCACGCATTAGAACCTCTTGCTCCACCAGTTTCTTCTTAAGAAGCTCTATCTCTTCACCCTGCGCCGTTTGGTACTTCTCTATAGTGCCTAACATGTGTGCGAACCCCTTAACAGGTAGGCCGTCATAGTTAAATCTACCCAACATACCTAAAGTTATCTCTCTTCGAGTAACTCTCACAACAACATCGCAAAAAGGAAGCTCCCCTACCCTGCCGTTTATAGTGTCGATTTGCATACCTCTAACCGTGTCGCCTACTTTCAATTTCTTTAATTCTTTCTTAATATTATATTCCATTTTCACTCTCCTATTTTATTGAAAAATCTTCGTATAGTATAATTACGTATCATGGAAATAGTCGTAAACACACCAGCCATAAGGAAGTTATCCTCCAGCGTCAGGTCTATGTCGAAAAAAGGGAATACAGCTAACTGCATAGCTACCGCCACACAATACCCTATAAACACATTTACACCACTTTCGATAAGACTCATCTTAGGGCTTTGGCCAGAAGCAAACCCGGTAAGCTCATTCTCTATTTCCCTTTCGTAGGTGGCTTTGGCTCTGAGGAAGTTCCTTTTATGGCAATCAACACCCACGTACCCGCGCGTCAGTAGGGATTCGTTGTGTGCCAGGTACGCCTCAAAGTCCTTCTTTGCTTGGCTCATTCCGAATCTCCTTGTCCACGACGACACACAAGAACCTTTTCCTCTGTAAGGCGTAGCTCTAGCTGTCGTGGCTCTCCAATAGACGCAGGGATGCCTGCGAGGATGTCTGCTGCCTTTTTATTGGCTCTACTATGCTCACAGCTTGTATCCCCGGTATAGCACGCTTCAGTCAAGTTTTCTACGTGGTTTTCCAAAGATATGATTCCTGCATGGAAAAGAGCTTTTGAGTATTGTATTAATTTTTTATCAACCATATTTATCTCCTAAGGGTTTATATAATGTAACACGCACATCCCTTAGAAGTCAACTTTAAATTGAATTACTAAACTAATAGTTCTATAGTTTTCCTAAAATAGCTCAAAAGAAAACACCCTTGAAGGCGCGTTCCAAGGGTGTTTGTACTCAAAGGTACAGTTTATCTTACTTCACAAGTAATCTACCTGTCAAGTTTTTTAACGTCTGGATGTACCCCATATCGCACTACAGGTCGTCCACCCTTCTTGCCGCTGGATACAAGACTCTTCTTAATCCAGTTCTTATCTTCTAAGTATTCAAGGCACTGGTCTATGCTGCGTGCATCTCGTCCTACCAGGTTGCTGTTCCGAATATCCTTGCGAGTTAGGGTCTCCAGTTTATTATCTACAATGTACTTCGCTAGTCGCTGCACAGGAGCTTTGTAGGCGTCCGAATCTAAACCCCCCATAGTGCGAACTTGCATCGGTTTTATGTAGTTGTCTCTTAGAGAGATTGCTTTTTCTATGGCTTTGCACCCTATCGTTGATGGGCCTTCAGGCATATCTTTCTTTTCGTTCTGTAGTACATCCGCAGACCACCACATATACTCTAGTATTAGGGCGAGGCGCAGTACGAGACCATCTGCCTTACCATAGGTCTGCCCTAGCTTGGTATCACAGAAGAGCTCGCGCTCTTCATTACGTGCTACGTTGAGCCAATCCTTAAAAGGCCCTTTAGCAGCCTCTTCGGTTATCTTTACAAAAACGGGTTCCTTAACACCGTCTATCGGGTCTTGGTACATCTCTAATTCACTTAAAACACTAAAAGCCTGTTGTAGGTTGTTTCCTGGGCTTTTAGATTCATACTGGTAGAATTTACTGTTCCTTTCTTTAGGCCATATGGTTACTAAACGCTGGTAAAGACCATCATTTTGTGAGTTAGCAACACCACGAACAATGTCAGGTTGAGCTCCGCCCAAAAGGCCTAAGGTGAATCGGGGAATCTCTATGACCTCGCCTTCGTTTTTCTCTCTGTTTATGGATTTGTGTTTTCCGTTGTACGCTGTCAGGTATCTAGCCCGGTCAGCCGCTGCTGCGTTTGAGTATTTCCCCATTTCGCTCAGAAAAGCCTGGAGCTCATCTGCAACGATAAGTAGCCCCTCTGGGTTATTCAGATAAGCTGTAGCCAGTGATTCAATGGTGAAGTCGTCCACAACGAACTGAGATTTCATAGGCTTCTTAGGTATAGTGTGCAGTCGAGACATTTCTTTTAAGTCCTCCCGTATATCTTCCCCAGCTTCTAATCTCTTGTTCATGCAACTGTCGTAAGCTTTCTGTTCTTTTTTAGCAACTATTTCTTCTATTCTCCAATCCGCCAGTCGCTCAGGATAGTTTCTATTTTTCTCTCTCATCACAGGAGCCATGGCATCCAGACACAGGTCTATCGCGGGGCTTTTAGTAGACGAAGAGCCTCCTACAAGCACTGTCCATATTATCGGAGGCTCGAACCAGCTATCCTTCTTGCCTTGAGCCCACCGTCTGTTAGAGAGGATTCCCCCTATGAAAGTCAGTATTGCAAAAGCCACGTAGTCTACTGGACTGGATGAGGATTTCTCCCCGTCCAGTATTATTCTTTCCCAGTAATCCCCGAATATGCTTGTATCTAACACAGGGGCTGGGTTGTCTATATTTATGTCGTATAGAGTAAGGTCTGGTTGTCCTTCGTCAGAAGAGGATATTTCTGGCTCTTGTTCTGGCTCTTCCAAAACCTCAAATTCTATATCAAGCAGGTCGCCCTGTAAGAACGAAGTAACCTCATCTAGTGATAAAGCGAATTTAGTCATCTCCTTAAAAGACTCTTCTTCTAGTTCGTCATCCAAGTGTCCGAAAAGGTGGATACGCACTAGGTCAAAAGCATTGCAACACTTACCTGCCGCAGGGTCATGATTTGTGTGGTTTGAGTACAGGAATAACCCATCGTCGTAAATAACTGCTGCTGCGGAACCGGAACCTCCGTTGAATCTCGCCCGGGGTTGGAAGGATTCAGGGTCTACAATATCGTACACACCCGGTATGAATTCTTCCAATACCTCTTCTATCGAATACAATGAACAGAAAGCACCTATGACACCGCCTCTCTCACGAGGGTCCGTCAGACTCTTTCCTAGGCTGTCATAGAAGGATTCGTTTTTCCTGCGAGGGAGGTTTTTCTGAACCTTCCAATCTAGAGGGTATTCTTCGAGAACTTTGTTCCCGTCCATGAGTTCGCCTTCGTTGTGCATGTGCTCAAAAACACTATCTGAACACAAAGAAGGGTAGAACATTATCTGAGCTATGTTGAAGGAACACGGGTCTACCACTAACATAGAACGCTCAGGGTCGTTCAGAACATAAGAAGACACTATACGCACTAAAGGAACAAACTCGGTTTGAGCTTCAACTTCACCGGTTAGCGGTATGATAAGACGGTATCTGGGGTCTTCCTTACTATGGCTCTTAGTTGTGTGTAGGAGGAACTCATATTTTGAAAGAGGACTGGCTCCTCTTGTTATCTGAGATATATCACGTGCTTCGGCATCATCTAGGTCTAACACTAACATGGAGCGGCCTTTTACAGACATGCGTCTTCTTCGGTTATCAGAAGTCGACCCCGCAAGAAAACCACCACTCTTGTTCTTTTCTTTTAGCTTGTCTTCTCTGTCTAGGGATAGATACTGAGCTAAAGATAAATGCTTTTCTCTTTTTGGGTTGCTAAGTTCCTTAAGGAAAGAAGCCCAAGAGACTTTCCTTTCTTTAAGAAACTTCAGACTGCCTTGGGTATCAGATACCGTTAGCAGGACATCTTGTTTATGGTTTTTTGACATAAAATTCCTGGACACAGAATTGCGCCTGTATCTTCTTATCCTTGAATTTAATTTTTATCTACACTAAGAATTCTAAAAAATCTATTTTCTCGCGTTCTATTGCGCCGGGAACTTTCTTAGAAAGCTCTACAAGCTCTGTAACTCGTGCACCAGTCAACCGGTCACTATTAAACCATTTATAGATACATGTTTGTGTTACGCCTAACTGATTAGATAACCACTCAACATCAATTCTTTCTTCTGTGTTTAATTGTTTTGGAAACGTCTTCTTTAACATAGAAGCTAGCTTCCCCATATTTCTTCCTACCATAATATCCTACCGTGTTAGTGTTATCGACAACCGTAATATTCTTTAGAGTACACTCTTTACAAGATACTTTCAATAGAAAAGATAGCAATGCAATTAATAGTTGACAGACTAAACTATAATCGTCATTATGAGAACATACTAAACACGTGAGGCGATAAATGACTATAGAAGATAACTTACTAAAAATTACATCTTGCTTAGAAAGGATTGCAGTATCCCTGGAAGGCATTGCTAGCACTCCAAGAACAGCTACCCTTGTTAAAGAAGACACGGTTGCTGTTAAGAAGGAAAAAGCAGTCGAGGTTGTTTTACCGGAAAAGCAAGCAGATAAAGAAGAAACAAAACTTAAGACAAAAACAAAGGTCTCTAAAGTTTCCGCTATTATGTTAGCTAAAGCCGTTTCAAACGTCTACGAGGTTCCTTCTGGTAGAAAAGATATTTATGAGAAAGTGGAAGCACAAGTAGATAAGGTGTTTGCAGACCACAACATATCTAAGGTATCTGATTTAGATAAAGAAGAAGATAAGATTACATTCTTGCAGGCCCTACAAGATATTTCTGCTAAGACTAAAGCAGATTTAGAGCAAGAAGAGGAGCAAGCCCCTGATGAGCCCGAGGAAGAAGATGTTGAAGACGAAGATGAAATAGTAGATGCAGATGTGGAGCTAGAGAACACTATGACCTTAGGGGAATTTCAGAAAAGACTTCAGAAGTTTTTAGGGACAGCAACAAAAGGGACTCAGGAGTTCAAGGATAAAGTAGCACACATAGCAAAAGTCAATAAAGAATATGGCGTAGCTAAGGCAACGGACACACCCTTAGATAAAGCAGAGAGTTTCTGTGTTGCTGTAGAGGCTTTTGCGGAGTAATGGGGTATCATTCACCGCATAGCCCCTCAGGGGCTTCCGCATACAGTAAGTGTCCGGGTAAAGTTTTGCTTTCTGAATACTTTTCTGACACCACGTCAGAGGCAGCAGCAGAAGGTACGATGTTACATGATATTGCTTACGAGTGTGCTAAATATGGAATAGACCCCCGCAGTATGGTAGGTACAAAAAGAACTTTAGGGCAATATAGTCTGGAACTGGAATATGACGTAGCTTGCATGATGTTGCCAGGACTTGATTTTATGGAAGGTCGAAAAGGGTTAAGATTGGAGACAAGAGTTCATCTAGGTGATGTGATGGAAGGGGAGTCTGGAACACTAGATGCTGGATTCTACATAGAAGAAACGAACACAATCGTAATATTTGATTGGAAGTTTGGTAGAGTTCCTGTATCATCAAACCTCAACACCCAGCTTTGCCTTTACGCTTATGGTTTCTGGACTAACTTTTACAGCCATATACCAGAACCTAATTTCACGCTGGCTATAGGACAACCTAGGGTTTCTAGGGAAGTAGACACTTTCGACTGCGACTTAGAAACGATACTTTCTGTGGTGGAAGCACCCCGGCAAGCGTATCTTAAAAATGCTACTGGTGAACTTTCTTTGCAAGCGGGTAAAGAACAGTGCTTGTACTGCCCTGCCAAAGGAATATGCCCTAGTTTTAAAGGATACATGACAAAAACGATTAAGGAGATTTTGCTGATGTTGGACCAAGGCATAGAATACCACAACTTGACCCCGGAAGAAGTCTCAGTATTCCTGGATGCTCAATCCACGATATTGAAATTCTACGACGGTCTATACCCTTATGCCTTGCAACAGAAGCAGGCAGGAGTAGACATACCCGGATATAAGATTGTCGAGGGTCGTATGGGCCGTAAGACATGGATAGATGACTCTTCAGCAGAGACAAAGCTTACAGAATACTGTAAATCATCTAGCATACCTGAAAAGGAGCTTTATTCAGTATCTCTTAAAACACCCACACAACTGTTAAACTTGTTGGGGATAGACGCCGAAGGGGACCTAGTGCCTTTGTATATACAAAATGCAGGACCCCTGAAGTTAGTGCCTTCGAGCGCAAAAGGAAAACCTATCAAAGCTCTTTTTGATATGTTGGATACAATAAACAATGAACTAATAGAGGAATAAAAATGAGTGATAAAAAACTAGGACAAGTAGTTGTAGCCAATGTTCGGCTGTCGTACCCAAAACTACATGTACGGGATACGAAATACCGTGAAGAAGGCCGCTTTGGAGCATCCCTTATTATTGACCCATCAACTAAACAGGGGGCTTTAAATATTAAGAACATCCAAGAAGCTATCGACGAAGTGGGTAAGGCAAAATGGGGTACAAATGTACCTAAGTTTTCTGGAGCTAAGGCTGTTCTTCAAGACGGAAATGGGTTGAATAATAACGGTGAAGAGCGTGGAGAAGAGCTTAAAGATAAACTCTTTATAAACGCATATAACACTAAGCGCATTGTCTTGCAAGACCCTGACAAGAACCCCGTAACGGAAGATGAAGATTTCCTTAAAGGGGGTGACTATGTACATGCCATACTAGGCATATATGCCGTAAAAGACGATAGTGACAAAACTAAGAATGGTATTTATGCTTCTTTAGAGTTATTGAAACACTACAAAACCGGCGAGCGATTCGGTGGTTCGGGAGTAGACATAGATGCCTTAGACGATTTAGACTTTGCTGATGATGAGGCTTCGGTTATTTAGGTGGCTAGAAACATAAATTTAGATTTTGAGACGTACAGTGATATAGACCTCCGTAAAGCGGGGGTCTATGTCTACACAGAACACGAGAGCACTGAAGCTTTAATGTTGGCGTACTCAGTAGATTTTGGAGAAACACACCAGTGGCTTCCCCGGGAAGATGGCCCTATTCCGGAAGACTTAAAGGATATGCTATTAGACCCTAAAGTCACCAAGAGAGCACACAATGCTCAGTTCGAGCGACTAGTGTTTAAACACGTACTTGGTTTGGATATACCTATAGAGCATTGGCGATGCAGCATGGTGCTGGCCCTCAGCCTGTCGCTCCCGGGAAGCCTCGATAAGCTTGGAGATGTTGTTGGGATAGCAGAAGACAAAAAGAAGATGTCCCGAGGCAAGACCTTGATTAGGAAATTTTGTATTCCTCGCAAGCCCACCAAGACTCTCAAACACACAAGATGTAACAAACACACAGACCCGGAAGATTGGGAAGAATTCAAGAACTATAACATACAGGATGTAGAGGCAGAGAAAGCCATACTTCGTAAGTTAATAAAATGGGATTTGTCTGATACGGAGAACAGCTATTATGCACTAGACCAACAGATAAATGGTCGTGGCATACCGGTAAACAGAGCCACTGTCATTAATGCCATACAGAACGTCGAGGAGTTGTACGAGGACCGTATGTCGAGGATGGAAGACATAACAGGTTTAGACAACCCTAACTCAGGTGCGCAGCTATTGCCTTGGCTACAGGAAAAAGGGTATCCCTATGATGACTTAGTGGCAGCGCATGTAAATTCTGCAATAGAAGATTGCGTGGCTGGGGGAAACACACAGCCGGGGGGTTTCTTTGAGGTGCTGGATATGAAGTCTCAGATAAGCAAAACTTCTATAAAGAAATATGCAGCTTTGTTACCTAGTATGGCTAAAGACGATACCGTCAAAGGTTCTTTCCAGTTTAATGGGGCTCCTCGCACTGGCAGGTTTTCGGGTCGGGGTTTTCAACCCCATAACCTAGCAAAGGTAAGTAAAGCTTGGGAACACAGACAAGAAGAGATGTCTACGGACTTGGGTTCTATGAGTCTCGCTAAGATGGAAGATAAATACGGAAACCCCTTAGAGCTTCTGTCGGGAGCGGTACGGACGGTTATCCAACCTGGCAGGGGTTTGAAGGTTGTTGCGGCTGATTTGAATGCTATTGAGAATAGGGTTCTTGGGTGGGTTTGTGGCGACCAAAAGATACTAGAAGTGTTTCAGAAAGGTTTATGTCCTTACCTATACTTCGCCACGTACATGTTCGGAGAGACTTACGATGAACTATACGAGCAGTACAAACCTAATGACGGTTCCCGAGGAGATTCTCATAAGAGAACAGTAGCAAAACCTGGCGTGCTCGGTGCAGGGTTCGGCTTAGGGGCAGGCCGTAGTTGGGTAGATGAGAAGACAGGGGAGCTTAGAGCCTCAGGTCTTCTAGGCCGCGCTCTTGCTTTAGGTATTGAAGATATGACAGAAGACTTAGCTTCTCTTTCGATAAAAACTTTCCGGGAAACTTTTACAGGAGTTACGGGGTACTGGAGACAAATAGAAGATGCTGCAAAACGCTGCATACTGACACGCACTGCGCAAAGGTGCGGCCTCATAACCTTCACAATCGACGGCCCTTTTCTGCACATGGTTCTACCCTCAGGCCGTAAACTATCATACTTTAAGCCAAAACTGGAAATGAAGAAGACGCCATGGGGTGATATGAAGCGTCAGATAACATACGAAGGGATGGGCGACACAAGACAGTGGACTCGCCTACAAACGTACTACGGGAAATTAGTGGAGAACGCTGTTCAGGCTGTTGCACGAGACGTTCTGCTTCACGGCATGGCAGAGGCTCAAAAAGAAGGTCTGGACATATTCATGCATGTTCACGATGAGATAGTTATTTCTAGCCCAGCACACAGAGCTGAACAGGATTTAGAGACGCTAATAGATTGCATGACACGAATACCTGATTGGGCGGTAGGCCTACCCTTAGAGGCTTCAGGCGTGATTAGTAATTGCTATATTAAGGATTGATATGCTAGAATGTGAACTAGAAGAGTACGGCGATGCTATTGCTTTCTCCAGAGGTTTCCTGGTAAGGAAACTTAGTTGGGTGGGTCGAAGGTCTGCACCAGATAAATTCTACGCAGGAAACGGGGTAATCTTTTTGGTAGAGTATAAGAGACCCGGAGAAAAAGAAACAGGACTTAGTGTAGGGCAGAAAAGAGAAATAAAAAGACTTCGTGACGCAGGGGTTCAGGTTTATGTTATAGATACAAAGGAAGAAATAGATGCTATCTTTAAAAGATTTAAAAGGATACCAAGAACACCTGATTGAGTTCGCGCTTGAAAACCCATATTGTATGTTTGCAGTAGACATGGGTATGGGGAAAACCATAACGTCTCTAACGGTGATGAAAATGCTTTTAGAAATGCGAGAGGTTAAAAAAGTCCTTATTGTAGCACCTAAGAGAGTAGCATCTTTCACCTGGCCTCAAGAGATTAAAGATTGGGAACACACTAAAGACCTAACCTTCACTGTCATCACCGGCGAGCTTAAGCCTCTGGAGCGTAGATATGCCGCAAACAGTTCCTCAACCATACATATCATAAACAGAGAGAACCTTCCTTGGTTGTGGGTCCATTTTAAAGAAGGCAAGACTTGGCCTTACGATGCCCTTATATACGACGAGGCGAGCAGGTTAAAAGGGTTCTCCAGGAGAACTAAGTGCTCGACGGATACTTTAAAGCAGAAAGATGAGTCGGGAAAAATAGTTTCTGTAGATGTTAAAAAAGGAGGCAATATTACCGAATTCGGTGTTCTTATGAAGGCACGCAAGAACTTCTTTAAACATGTTATAGCCCTAAGTGGAACACCTGCGCCTAACGGAGTATACGACTTAGGGGGTCCTCTGTGCCTTCTTGATGAAGGACTAAGGCTAGGTCGAAGTAAAACAGCTTTCAAAACCAAGTTTTTTAATGTAGCAAGAGACGGGTTTGGCGTAGAAGCTAAAGAAGGTGCTGTGGCGCAGATAATGGATAGTATTTCTGACATTTGTGTTTCGCTAAACACCGAGGATTTTGTAGAGATGCCGCAGGTAGTCTCTATAATAAGGAAAGTAAAAATGAATCCTACGCAGTTCAAGAAATACAAAGAACTGGAGACTACGCTGGTCCTTGAGGAGTTTGATATTGAAGTGGTTAATAGGGCAGGACTAGTCCAGAAGCTTCTGCAACTTGCAAATGGTAGCATATATAGAGTCACACCTTATGTCGATGATTCGGACAAAATGCGAGAAAAAAGAGAAACTCTTCAGATACACGATGAGAAGCTAGCAGAGCTTGAATCCATAGTTGCCGAATCTGGAGGCAAACCTTTGCTGGTTGCTTGCTCGTACCAATTCGACCAAGACAATATAAAGAAGAGGTTCCCTGAAGCAACCCTGTTTTCAAAAGAACCAGATGCTGTGAATCTCTGGAATGCTGGAAAAATAAAAATGCTTGTGGCACATCCTGCGTCTATTGGGCATGGTCTTAACCTACAAAAAGGAGGTAACTTAGCTGTATGGTACGGCCTCACATATAGTCTTGAACTATACCTACAGTTCAATAAAAGGTTGGCTCGCCCGGGGCAGGAAGAAAAGAAAGTTTTTCTATACCACATAATTTGCGAAGACACCTATGACGAAAAAATACTTCCTGTTCTCACAATGAAAGACGCCGAGGAAAATATGATTCTGAAAGCGATAGAGATACCAAAAGAACTTGTTTTAGGACCAAACTAATGGTATAGTAGTAATATGGAAGATGAAGACATTCTAGGGTTTGATGCGCAGGAGAGCTCTCCCGTAAAAAAAGAAGTCGTGACAAAGACTCCTGGCTTAGCTGTTTTTGACTACACCCTCCTTGACGGCGTGACTACAAGTTGGTTGTGCAGTGCTTTTTCCATGGACAGACGCACTGTGAGAAAAAAACTCAGAAACCTACCATCTACCACAGGCCCAGGTAAATCTGATTTATATAATTTTAAAGATGCTTGTGCTTTTCTTATTGAGCCCTTATTCGATATAGAGGAACACATAAAAGGGATGAACAGTAAAGATTTACCGGTAGGTCTCCAGAAAGATTACTGGGAGGCGATGAACAAGAAACAGTTCTATCTGAAGAATGCAGGAGAACTGTGGCACACGGACGACGTTGTAGAGGTTTTTTCTGAAGGATTATCTACTATAAAAGAAGTCACATCTTTGTGGGCTATGAATATAGAAGAAAAAAGTTTCCTGTCGAAAGAACAAAACGAGCTGCTTTCCGAGCAGATAAATCACTTGCAGATAGCTATGATAGAGAAGTTGGAAGAACTGGCTAGGCGAAGCGTAACTAAATCATCTTTAATTGAAAGAGAATACGAGGCTGAAACCATTGAGTAATTCACCCAGATATAGTAGCTTAGAGCGAATATTTTCGGCAGTAGCACGGTCTTTACGTCCTGAGGACAAGATGACGGTGACAGAGTGTGCTGAGAAGTATCGCTACATCAAGAATATTGGCAGTTACGTTGGGCCTTGGAAGTCCAGTATGACACCCTACATGATAGAGCCAGGCAACAATATGGAGAGCCTAGACTTCACCGGTTTGGTGTTCGTGGGTCCCAGCCAAGCAGGTAAAACAGATATGGTGTGTAATTGGATTTTGTACACGCAAGTTTGTGACCCCAGTGGCATGATTATCTACCAAACAACACAAACAAGAGCTAAGAACTTTTCGGAGGATAACTTAGATAAGCTACTAAGACACACACAAGCCTTGGATGACCGCTTGTTACCCGGCAAGCACAACAGGGGAATATTTAAGAAAAAATTCGTGTCTGGGACTCTTCTGAACATGTCTTGGCCTACGATAACAGAGCTATCCGGACGTTCGGTTCGTAGGGTGTTTATAACAGACTATGACAGGATAGACGAGAACATAGGGGGGGAAGGGGATTGCTTCACCTTAGCTCGTAAACGTACACGCACCTTTAAAAAGCGAGCGATGACTGTTGTGGAGTCGACCCCGGGAGAAGAAGTGTCTAATCCTAGCTGGCATCCCTCCTCACTGCACGAAGCCCCTCCAGCCAAGAAAATAATGTCTCTTTATAATGAGGGAACCCGTAAAAGATGGTACTGGAAATGTACAGGATGTCAGAAGAGATTTGAGCCTGTTTGGAACTTACTTAAGTGGAAGCAAGGAAAGGACATACCTACTACCGCAAGTACCGTGTATCTTGAATGCCCTTCGTGCTCGAAAAGGTACAAACACGGAGGAGACTCTAAAGGACGTAATAGTAAAAACAAATTAAACTTAGAAGGGAAATGGCTTCCTGATTACTGCTATTTCGACGCAGAAGATAACATCCAAGGGGAGCCACCACAAGGAACCATTGATAGTTACTGGATGACAGGAGTGGCTGCTTGTTTCTCTGAATGGTCTGAAATGTTGGAAGAGTTTCTCAACGCTGAGTCTGACTACGAGAGAACGGGCTCAGAAGAGAAACTAAAGACTTTCTTTAATACTACAGTAGGTGCTCCCTACATGTATAAGGCCGATAATGTGGATAGGTTGCCAGAGCACATCCAAGCGAGAGCGAAAGACTTTGGTAAGAGATTAGTTCCGCCAGGTGTTCGTTTCTTGATTGCGTCTATAGATGTTCAAAAAAACATGTTCGTTGTACAGGTGCATGGGTTCGGAGAACATGGAGATGTTTGGGTTATTGACCGCTTTAACATTGTAAAATCAGAAAGGCTTGATGCCGACGGGGAGCGTCTGTGGGTTAAGCCGGGGGCCTATTTAGAAGACTGGAAACTCATAATACCTCAGGTTCTCAACCAGACATATGAGCTCGCGGATGGTTCATCCCGTAAGATGCAACTAAAAGCGGTAAGCTGTGATTCTGGAGGACAAAAAGGAGTAACCTCCACGGCTTATGACTTCTACAGATATTTGAAGAATGACCACACAGAAGACCCTAAGCTTTATCAACGGTTCATCCTTACTAAAGGTTCGTCGCTGAAAACAGTTCCTAGAACAGCAATAAGCTTCCCGGACTCAAAACGCAAAGACCGTAAAGCTGAGGCTGGTGGAGAAATACCTGTTTTGATTCTAAACACGTTTGAGCTCAAGAACCGAGTAAATCAGATGTTGGACAGAGAAGAAGCCGGCGGGGGCAGAATAAACTTCCCTAATTGGTTGGAGCCATGGTTCTATCAAGAGTTAACGGCTGAAAGGTTTACTCCTGCTAAATGGATACAAGTAGGTAAAAGGAACGAAGCTTGGGATTTAATTGTCTACTCCTATGCTGTAGCTATATCTCACAGGTTTGGTGGACTAGAGCTAATAGACTGGTCTGCTCCACCACCTTGGGCTCAGGGTTGGGATGATAATCCTCTCATAGTAGATGCAGAAGGGAATAAACCATTTGATAAAGAAACGGATAAAGTGTACACTGATGAAGAACTTGCTAAGATACTGGGATAGGATATGGTCAACGTAGTACAACTAACACTGAGACTGGAACAAGCAGAAGATGCTTACCATGCCTTAATGACCGGGGCAAGAGTTGTTGAGGTTTTTGACCAGAACGGAGAAAAGCTTCGTTACGATAAAGTTAATCTGGCAGACCTGCGGAATTACATTAACGACTTAAAGAGAATGCTTGGTCAAAGACCTTGCGGACCGATGGGGTTTATATTTTAGATTATGGATGAAAATAACTTAGAAGGAATTGCCAAGGTCGACGACTCTATGACTGCTGGCATAGGTGTAGCTTTTGACGGGGCGGAGAGATTTGAAAGAACTCTCGCTTCGTGGAACCCCCCATCATTTTCTGCGGATTTAGAAATACTCCCAGACAAGGAACTACTAGACGCGAGGTCTAAGGACGCTATCCGCAATGACGGGTATATGGCTGGGGCTTTGCAGATGGCAAAGAATGGCGTGGTAGGAAACCAGTTTAAAATTCGAGTCACCCCAAAATATAAGTTACTAGGGAAGACTAAAGAATGGGCTAAAGAGTTTAAAGACGAGATGGAACAAGCTTTTTCTGCCTATGCTGAAAGTGGTGATAACTGGGTGGATGCCTCTCGCATTAACAACTTCACATCCCTAATACGGTTAGCTGTTGCCATTCATTGCCAGACAGGCGAAGTTCTGGCAAGTGCTGAGTGGATAAAAAGGAAAGACAGACCTTTTGCAACAGCCATTCAGATTATTGACCCTGACAGGTTACGGAACCCATACTCCTCAATGCCAACAGAACTATTAAGAGGCGGTGTAGAAAAAGATAAATACGGTGCTCCTGTAGCCTATCACATACTAAACCACCACCCGCTAGACTACCAACACACCACAAACTTTACATACAAAAGAGTACCTGCTTACAAGTATTGGGGTCGCAAGATGGTACTACATTACTTGGAACAGGACAGAGCATCACAGACACGAGGAATATCTCAGTTGACAGCGGTCCTAGAAGACTTACACATGTGTAAGAAATTCCGCAAGATTGTATTACAAAACGCAGTAGTTCAGGCCACATATGCTGCGGTGATTGAATCAGACATGCCTTCCGAAGCAGCTTACCAGGCTATAGGAGCAGGTAATCTTGGGCAAGGAAACTACTCTAAAATGGTCAACCAGCATTTGAGCGGCTTGGCAACCTATGCAGAAAACTCTAAAAATATGCATATTGATGGAACTAAGTTAGTCCACCTTTACCCTGGCAGCACACTTAAAATGGTGGCTCCAGGACAAGGAGGCCCCCTAGGAACCGAGTTTGAGTCCTCCCTGCTGAGACATATTGCAGCCAGTTTGGGTGTGTCTTATGAAGAGCTATCTAAGGATTTTAGCCAGTCAAATTATTCCTCAGCGCGTGCAGCTATGAACGAGACTTGGAAGAACATGCAAGCCCGTAAAGCCAATATCGCGGATAAACTTGCTACAGACATTTACCTTCTTTGGTTGGAAGAGGCTATGATGTCTGGCAGGTTCAAAACCATTACTCCTAATGATGCAGAACTATTTTACGCACCCTTAGGAAAAGAGTCTTTTGGAAGCTGTTCGTGGATTGGTGCTGGAAGAGGTCAGATTGATGAACTAAAAGAAACCCAAGCAGCAGCTTTAAGAGTATCCTCTCAGCTCAGTACACGGGAAAGAGAAGCAGCTAAACTTGGAACGGATTGGGATGACATCCTGGAAGAGCTGGCAACCGAAAAGCAGAGATTGGAAGAAAGAGGCTTGTCAACAGACATAGAAAGTAATATGATGAACTCAGTGAAAGGTAAAGGAGGGCAAATAGAGCCCCGAGGAGTAAACAATGAGTAATGAAAACCCTGACTTGGTGTCTGGCACTAGCTCAGAACAACTACTAGCGATACATGAAGAATACTGCGATTCTTTGCAGAGCAACAATCTTCGTGCATTGCAGATGGGGTTAGTGGGTAAAGAAGATAATTTCTTTCTCGAAGTAGACCCTCAGTTTCGGCCTTACAAGGTGAAAAACGGTATCCTGGAGCTTGGAGTAGAAGGTAGTCTTCTTAAAGGGTTTCCCTACAAACTAGGTTCTATGCTTACCGGGTATGAGTACATCAAGCAAGCGGTTTTGCGTGCTCAAGATGACGAAGAAGTGAAAGGTATTGCTCTGCTTGTAGATTCCCCCGGAGGGCATGTATCCGAGTGCTTCGAGTTGTGCGAGATGTTAGTCGAAACCAGCAAACCCCTAGAAGCATTCGTGAGTTCTTCTTGTTATTCTGCGGCGTATGCTATTGCAGCTAGTGCGGATAAGATAACTGTATCGAAGATGGCTCGGGCTGGAAGTATTGGAGTTATAACACAACACCAGAACCATAAAAAGAGATACGATTCTATGGGAATAGAGGTAACGTATATCCGAGCAGGGAAATTTAAGGCAGAAGGAATGCCAACAGAGAGCCTTACGCCTGAAGCCCTTTTAAGAATCCAAAACACAGTAGATGGTGTTTATGAAATTTTTACCTCGCATGTTGCAACTAATCGTGCTATAACTGTAGAAGAAGTAAAAAACACTGAAGCTTTAACTTATTCTGCCGCAGAAGCAATGTCCTTAGGGTTAGTAGATGCAGTAGGGTCTTTAGACGAAGCATTGATAGAGTTTTCAGAAAGAGTATCCAAATTAACACAAGGAGTAGATGAGATGGATGACAAAGATAATAAAGGGCCAGACACTATGTCCTTGGTTGCTAATGCCAAGATTGAGGGTGTCGCAGAAGGAATTAAGAGTGAACGCACTCGCTTATCCGCGATAATGAGTTTACCTGAAGCTTCTGAACGGGGTGAGTCAGCATTAAAAATGGCTCTCGGCACAGACTTAACCGTAGAACAGGCAAGAGACCTCTTGTCTAGCATTCCTGCGACACCTAAAGTTGCTACCCCAGAACCTTCTGCGAATACTGCTACCCGGGCATTTCAGGCGGCTATGCAAGGTACACCAAATCCTGAATTGGGTCAACTAGACACTGAAAGCCTCGCTGGGGCAGAAGATGAGGCAGACAACATAATGGCTTCTATTGGCCGCAAACCTAAAAAACGCAACACATACTAAGGAGACCTAAGATGGTTACAATAATTCAAGACAACAACCCAGGAGTGGCGGGAAGCGAGATTGAAGATTTTCGACATACTGCTCTTATTACAGGGAACATGGAGAGACCTACTGTGGCTATGGTAGTCGATGCTGCGGAGATTGCGACAGCAGACCTCCCAATCTATAGTGTGGTAAAACGCTTAGGAAATGGAAAAATCGGCTTGGCTGAGCTAGGGGATATTCCTGTAGGGATTACTTGCAGCCCAGTACCACAAGGCACGGATGACGACAGCATCCCGGTATTCCGGGGCGGCATGTTTAATCCAGCACGTCTTAACTTCCACCCTTCATTTATTACGGACACCCAGAAAGACGCTTCTTTCGACGGTATTGAAATGATTCTGTTGAAACGTGTACTGTACGAAAACGCTTACTAAAAAAAAGGACTATTAACATGGCTATAGATTTTAAAATTTACGACACCCGCACACTGCTAGGGTTCATGCGAGACGCAGACCCGGTAAGTCGATACTTCCGTGATTTAGCTTTCGGACGTGTACTCTTATCAACAAATCAAAAAATTGATTTTGAGAAGATGAGTGATGTACGCAAGATTGCACCTTTCGTGGTTCCTACCTCTCTGGGTGTGCCTATATATTCAGAAGGGTCGGTTGTTCAAAGTCAAAAACCTGCTTACATCAAACTTCTGGAGACCGTTGTGCCTCAAGACTACACCATGAAGAGAGTAGGTGAGTTGGCTACGGTATCCAACCTCACACCTGGTCAGCGTATGATTGCAGCAACGATAGATATTGCCCAAGAACATCGTCGGGCCATAGACCGGCAGATTGAGCGTATGGCTGCTGAAGCCATATTAACGGGTCGCGTAACCATCGGAGGGGAACACTACCCGGATGTTGTTGTGGACTTTTTCAGGGACCCAGCACACAACATCACGCTTTTAGGGACGGAACTTTGGTCAAATCCTGCGTCGGATATTGTCGGAAATTTAAATGACTGGGTTAGAACTATGCATGTTGCCGATTTTGGCGGTGTAGCAACACGTTTGACTTTAGGAGCTAATGTAGCAACTCATTTCCAAAACAACACTTCGGTACGCCAGCAATTAGATAACCGTATTCGGGGCTCTCAAGGAGATTTCAATACTGGGGTTACCAATGGGGAAGACCACTACTATTTAGGCAGAATTGGGGCGTTGGAAGTTTATGTTTATCGTGACTACTACCACGATGAAAATAAAAATATCGTGGACATCATGGACCCTAACACAGTATTGCTTACTGGGTCTAAAGATGCTATACAGGGCGTAGAAGCATATGGTGCTATCTTAGACGTAGACGTGATGCAAGCTATGCCTACTCACTCAAAAATGTTTAAACAGGATAACCCTTCAGGAATTCACATTCTCACAGAGAGTTCTCCGTTACTCATCCCAATGAACCCGAATGCTACGCTGTTAGCCCGGGTACTATAGGTAACCCAGAAGCGGCGAAGCCTTCTTAAAAAGTGGCTTCGTCGTTTACTTTAAATAAACAATATTTTAGTACATATGAGGAATAAACATAATGATTCTTAGAGCATTAGGACAGATTAATATAGGTACAAAGGGCGACACCCCTGAAGTTAAGATACACAAACCCGGTGACGAATTCCGGTGTGCTGACAAAGAAATGGCCGCTAAACTGGTTCGTTTAGGTGTTGCTGTTGTAGTTGGTGGAAGTGGTTTAACAGACCAGGAAAAAAGTATTGAGTTGGCGAAAAGAGAAATAAAGAAGGCTACTAGAACCAATAAAAATAAAAAAGAGGAACCTGAAGTTGTAGTAGAGGATGTTGTGGTAGAAGACGAAGGAGACCTCATCTAAAAATGTCTTCTTTCCTTGAGATAAAAAGAAAAGCTCGTCGTCTCGTACACGAACACCTCCACATAGATTCCTTTATATATAAGTGCCAAGACACTTTTTATGCTTCTGGGACTAGTGTTCGTGTACGACTCCACTATGACTACGGGTTAGTGGGCAATCAGCCAGGAACTAATTTCCAGTATGCTGAGGCCACTGAGATGTCCGATGCCGTGGCTATACTTTACACGTCTGACTACCCTTCTTTGGAAAACGGCGACATTATAGCTACGGAAAGAGGTGACGCTTACCGGGTAGAGATGACTGACCCGGCGGATGATGAGACTACTAAAGCACACCTAACGAAAATGCACATACAAGAAAGCCGAGGTGTGGTTCCATACCCTGGGGGCTTAGTCTAGTGGAAGGTTTTGTTTTCGTAGTACAAGGACTCCAGGAAGCTCTTTCCATAGAGGACATACCTAAAGAGATTGTCGTAGCTGCCCGTAGAGCTGTAAACAAAGCAACTCAGAGAGCCAGAGCACAGTCAGCCAAAGAAATAAATAGGCAGGTTAATTTCCCTGCAAGATACCTTGACGGGAGAACCGGCAGGCTTAGTGTAACTCAACTAGCGCGGGGAGATGACCTTGAAGGCATAGTAACAGGCCGAGCAAGACCTACCTCCTTAGCAAGGTTCGCCCTAGGTACACCAGGGACCTCAGCAAAACAAAGAGGTGTTAGAGTACAAGTAAAGCCGGGAAGTGTATCCTTCCTACCAGGAGCTTTCCTCTTAAAGCTTAGGTCTGGAACTTCTACGATAGATACTCGGAACAACCTAGGTTTGGCCGTTCGTACAAGAAATGGAAGACCTCCACCGACAGCATACAAACCTGTCAAGATAGAGGAAGGATTGTATTTGCTTTACGGGCCATCTGTAGACCAGGTGTTTGGTAGAGAAAGAGGTGTGGCTCAAAAGGTGGGTCCGGGGATTGCAGATTTCCTAGAACAAGAGTTTTTAAGATTACTGGATTTATAAACATGGAACCACTAAGACTACGCATACTACAAGGGCTGAAAAGTCTACTAGAAGAGATAACCATAGCGAACGGGTACGAACATGACCTGGAAGGTGCTGTATTCATAGGTCGAGGGCTTTTCGGAGATAAAGACCCCATACCTATGGTAAGTATCCTAGAGCAAGCCATACAGCCCGGCGTGATAGCAGAAAGCTTCAATAACCCGATACAAAAGGTAAGCTTGAACATGGTGCTACAGGGTTTTGTCCTAGACGAGAAAGGTAAAGGTAACAATACCGCGCCTGCCTACAGGCTTATGGCGGATGTTAGAAGAAGAATAGCTCAAGAAATGGAAGACCAGAGAAGGCGCAACCCACGTGATTTCTTTGGAGTCATAAAAGTAGTTTCAGAGATTAAAATGTCTGCGGGGGTTGTTCGACCTGCTGATGAAATATCTTACCGGGCTTTCTTTTGGCTGGACCTTAGCATAGAATATTTGGACAATGCGTGTGACCCATATAATTAATTGTTGCATTACTTTACACATAAGTGTAGAGTGTATTGTATAGAATAGATAACCAAAAAAAAAATAACTCAGGAGAAGACAAATGGTGTCATGTAATACAGGTGGTTCTAGTAACCTAACGATTGGTGGCGGAGACATCTACATGGCTCGCTGTGTAGGCCAGGCCTTTGAGGGTTTCCGGTATATTGGGAACACCCCAGAATTCTCTCTCACTATTGAGCCAGAGACTCAAGAACACTTCAGCTCGGCATCTGGATTGCGTGAGAAAGATGCAGAAATTGTCACAAACATTTCTCGCACTGGAACAGTTACTACAGACAATATTGACGAAGACAATTTGGCCTTGTTCTTTCTTGGAGATAAACTGACTGTCGCACAAACAGCAGCTTCCATAACAGGGGAAGTGATAAACGGGGTGCAGTTAAACCGTGCATATATTCTAGGCCAGACAGAGGCCAACATCATGGGAAACCGCAATGTCGTTGCCTCTACTGTTGTAGTGTCAGACGGAACAAATACTTTCGTTCAAGGAGTAGATTACCGGGTAGTTGAATCAAACGGTCTTCTTGAAATTCTTGAAGGTGGAACCCTTGTCGCGGGGACAGACATAACAGTAGATTATGATATTCTTGGGTCTACCCGCACTCGGGTAATTTCAGGAGGGCAGCAAATTCTTGTACAGTTGATGTTTGTTTCTAATAACGCTGGCGGTTCTGATAAAGTGGTTCTCCTGCCGTCGGTCAACGTACGTGCTGAGGGGGATTTTGCTTTTATCGGAACAGAGTTCCAAACTCTAACCCTTGCTATCGAGGCACTAAAGCCACGTAACCAACAAGCCATTTACATTGATGGTGTTCCTGTAATAATCTAACATAAAATTTGAGGCGCGAAAATATTATGACTATAGAATTACTAAAGAATCTCGGGGGGGAAGTTTCCCTCCCCGATGGAAAAATCCTAAAAGTGAACGCTCTTAGTATAAAAGATATTTCCACACTAACAGCAAATAACTATGTAGCGATAGAGAAGACTTTCCAAGTCTATCAAGAGAAAGGCCCACAGCAAGCACTAAAGTTTGCAGTGGATAGCTTCCCACAACTCCTAAGCGAAACCATCTGTCTTGCAATAGGTGAACCGACTACTAAAGAGAATACTTGGATAGTCTCTAAACTGCCGTTCACATTGCAGCTAGAGATACTCCACCTGGCAGGAAGTCTGACATTCTTCACGGAGGACGCGCTGGAAAAGTGCATAGAGACGGTAATCACGATGGCCGAGGGAATGTCGTCTCACATGACAAAAGTGACTTCGGCTTTAGCGATTTCCTCTTAGGACTAAGAAGACAGATTAGTTTTCTCATAGTGCATGGGTATTCCATGCAAGACGTACACCAATTCCCGGTAGGCTATATGTGGGATGAGGTTCTTATGGTTCAGAAACATTTAAATCTTTCTTCCGTTTCGGAGGTAACTCTGATACAATCAGCTATAGCTTCTGTTATGGATAAAAAAGCTGCAAAGCAGTTTTCCAGCACAATAAAAGGAATGATTGAGAATGCCAAGTAGAGATGTTGAGCTAAGGATACGTGCTAAGGAAACAGCTTCCAAAGCGATAAACGACGTTGGTAAAGCTCTTAAGGAGCTTGCCGCTTCTCAGGAAGACGTAGCTAAGCGTTCGGCCAACTCTGGCTCTTTGCTGGGTCAGTTGGGTTCTGAGTTTACTAAACTAAAAGCTGATTTACGTGGACTAGACGAACTAGCTCGTGTATCGAAAGATTTGACGGGTTTAGATGCTAGTCTGCGTTCTTCCTCTCAGGCTATACGGGAGTCGCGTGCGGATATATCTCGGTCCATTGAACAGTATGGCAGAGCCTCTAATTCTATTAAGGTCTTGTCCCAGGATATAGAGAGAAGTAATACAGCCATAAAATCACAGCAAGATGCGCTGAAAAGACCCCGTGCAGAATTTAGAAAGCTGGAACGCCAATTAAGCACAGCCTCAGACAAATACAAGACACTAGAGCAGAGTATCGCAGGAACACGGGATGTTTCTGCCTCTTCTGTTGCCAGCCTCCAGCAGCAAGGGAATGTAGTAAAGCGTCTTCAAGCAGAGGTTCAGGCTCTAAACGGCCCTCTTAGAGAACAAGAAGCGGTCTTAAAAGCACTACAACAAACACGCAAGATTGAGAACACTTCTCTTCGTTCTCTGCAAGGCGTCCAGAAAAAGCTTTCAGCAGAAGTTTCTAAGAACACCGCTTCTATAGAGAAACAGAACCAAGGGGTTCGCCAAACGAGAGAAGCATATTCACAGCTCAACAATACAGCCAACACGCTGCGCTCTAGTCTTGGCAACATAGCCGCAGGCCAAAACGCCATAGCCCAAGCTTCGGCTTCCGCAGTCAATGACGTAAACCGCCTTACAGCCGCCTTCAACCGGCAAGCCCAAGCACAGGATGCCTCCCGTAGTTCTGGCTCCGCTACTAACCTAACACAACCAACAGGTCCTGCTGCGGCAGCGACACAACAATATAGATTGCAGACTCAAGCAGTGCAGGAAGCCAAAAGAGCTTTTGCGGAAGCGAGACAAGAAGCCTCGCGACTAGGCCAACAGTTTGCACAGACAGCAAATCCTACACAACAACTAAGAACGTCTTTTCTCCTAGCAAAAGAGGCTTCTGTACAAGCGCAAACCTCGTACGAAAGACAAGCCTCATCGCTGAATAAACTTAAAGGTGTTGTTCAGGGAAGCTTTTCCTCGTTCTCTCAGTACGCTACGGCTGTATCTCAAACAGGCGGTAGTCTGATTAGTCTTGGGAACAACGCCACGAAAGCTGAAGGAGGTACTCGTAGATTACGTGTGTCTTTGCTAAGCCTAGTAGGTTCTATGTCCTCTCTTCGGAACGTAGCCCTTGGAGCAGGTGCAGCACTTCTATCTTTATCCTCAAGCACTAACGCCGCAGGGAATGCTCTTCGGTCCATCCGAGGTCAAGTCTTAGGTCTGACAGCAGCATACCTTGGTTTCTTCGCAGCGTTTAGACAGATACAGGAAGTAATTGGTGCATACCAGCAACTAGAAGCTGCACAGAACAGATTAGGTGCTGTGTTTGACCAGGACCAGCAGAAGATAGGAAACGAGTTACGCTTTCTTACAGCGGAGGCGAAACGCCTTGGTATCGAGTTTAGTAGCTTATCTGATGAATATTCTAAATTCGCTATTGCCGCGAAAGCCGCTAACTTTGAATCCCAAGCGACTCGTGATATTTTCCTCTCTGTAGCAGAGGCAGGACGGGTAAACAAACTTAGCCAGGAAAATCTTTCAGGCATATTCTTAGCACTGACGCAGATTATCTCTAAAGGTAAGATTACTGCTGAGGAACTAACTCGTCAGCTCGGGGATAGACTTCCAGGTGCTACAAACATTCTGTCACAAGCCCTTACTCAAGTAGAAGGTCGTGTCGTAAGCGTATCAGAAATATTTGACCGTTTCCGTAGTGGGTCGATAGAAGCAAGTCAGGAAAACTTAGAGGCTTTTGCTGATGCCCTTAATACACGCTTCGGTGGGCAGCTCGCCGAGGCACTGAAGTCTAGCATAACGCAAGTAGGGCGTTTCGATGCTTTGATAACTATTGCGAGACAGAATATCGGCAAAGGTGGTTTTATCGACGCTTTTACAGAAGCTTTGAGTAAACTAAATGAGCAACTGGATTCAGACCAAGGCAGAATATTTTTCCAAGAGTTAGGTGCTGCACTAGGTGGTCTTGTGCGCTTTACAGTAGTCGCAGCTCAGAATGTGGGTCTGCTCGTTACTGCGTTCCAAGCTTTTATTGTTCTTCGACTACGTGGAAGAATTCTGGAAATAGTAGGCGGTCAAGCCCAGCTAGCTTCGTCTCTTAGACTAACAGGGATAGCTGCCACTACCACCGCTAATCGTATAGCTTTTTTCCTAGCGAGTCTTAGTGTAGCAAAAATTCAAGCTTTCGGAGGTTCTCTTCTTTCTCTCTTCAGCAGTCTGGGGAACATAAGACGTGGTTTGGGTGGTCTGGCAGTAGCAGCAAAAGGAGCTATAACTAGCCTTGGGGGCTTGTCTGGGGTGCTTGCAGGGCTGCTGCCCATCCTCCTCTCTGTCGCTGTTGTGATGGCTCCAGGGTTCATTATAAGCTACTTCACCGAAGTTGATAAGGCTACAGAAGCTAATTTAGCTTTTGAGGCATCTCTTCAGAAGATAGCAGACGCTGTTTCCCTTGCCAGAGGGGATTTCGAGAAGGCTGCACGCAACATCAAGGATATTTCAGAAGTAGAGATAAAGGATAATCTGGAGTCGTTTAAAGAAAGACTTGAAGCAGTGAATACCGAGCTTAACGTGACAAGCAACTTCGGTTCACTGGATGCAGCTCTCCAGCCAGCTCAAGACTCAATACAAAGATTGATAAAAGAATTCGAATCTGGGGCAATATCTTCAGGAGAACTACAGGCAAAAGTGCTTGAGTTGTTGATTGAGGTGGAAAGTATAAACCCCACCATGACAGACTTTGCTTCGCGTACTCGGGATTTGATTAGAGAGAAGGTCAAGCTAACAGGGACTATCGAACAGGCGGATGCGTCATTAGCGTTCTCGAACGGCACTATGACAGAAGCGCAAGCGGTGTCCCTCGGCCTGGCGGCAGCGACAGACAAGGTATCTGAGAGTCTTTCAGACGTAGGGATAAACGTAGAGAAGTACGAGAAAAACTTAGATAAGCTTATTAACGCGACTAAAGAGGGTCGTCAGAGACTTGCACGCGAAGAAATACTGAGTCAAGCTGATGAAGCCCGGCGAGCCTTAGTTGAAAATGGCTTAGGTGGTTTTGACCGCGATAAGTTAAATGCTGTTAATGCAGCAGAATCTGCCGCTCTTAGAGAGTTCGATGAGTCCAGTAAACCAAAAGAGAGAAAGACCCGAACTGCTGTAAAAATAACAGACGAAGAGCGTGCAGCACGTAAGAAAGTCGAAGACCAACTACGTTTCAACAATCAGTTGTTGGAAGAGTCCGAGAAACGTCAGTTCGAACTCACGCAGTTGGCTGTAGCAGATGAAAGACAAAGAACCATAAATGCCGAAGTAGAGAAAGCAATAGCTACGGCAAAACGAGGTGGTCTGGAAATTAGTAAGGAGCAGTTGTCTGTAATACAGCAACAGACAGCAGCCCTCTATGACGCAGAGAACGCACGAAAACCGCTTGAAGCCGCAGAAGCTCGGGTAAACGAACTCATAGCCACACGCACAATACTGCAAGAAAGAATTCGTTTTTTACGTGAACAAGGCGACTCAGCTTCAATAGAAGCCGCAGGAGTATTGGAACAAAGAGTTTCTGGAATTGAGACGCAAACCCGAGCTGCCGTAGAAGAGGCTGTTAAGTTAGCTCGCGCTTTCGGAGATGAAAACTTAGCTCTTAAACTGGAAAACATATCCTTGTCTCTTGTAGAAGTTAAGAAGCAAACAGCAATAACCGGCGAGCAGATAAATGACTCATTGGCGAAAGGTGGGGTTCAGGTGTTAGAGACTTTTGCTCAATCTATCGCTAACGGTGAAGATGCTCTAGCCAGCTTAGCACAGGCTACTCGCTCCTTTGTTTCTGGATTCTTGAGAGAGATTGCTAAGGCTATTGCAGAGCAAGTCATTCTTAATGCCCTTCAAGCAGGAGGTAGTCCAGGAAGAGCTGGAGGAGGAGGTGTCGGCGGCTTTATAAGTAGTGTTATCGCTGGCATACTCCACGAAGGAGGGGTTGTTGGAGGTTCAGCACCAGCCAGAGCAGTGCCATCCTCATACTTTAATAAAGCTCGCAGATACCACTCAGGCGGAATTGCAGGCTTGAAACCAAACGAAGTTCCTGCTATCCTTGAGAGAAATGAAGAGGTTCTTACAGCCTCGGACCCTAGACATGTAAACAACGGAGGCGGCGGCATGAGTGTTAAAGTGATAAATGCGATAGACCCGGGAAGCTTTATCAGCGAAGGATTATCTTCCACACAAGGAGAGCAGTCTGTTCTTAATTTCATGCGTTCAAACAGCAGCGCAGTAAAAGGGGCTCTAGGAGTATAGTATGGCTTTCGTAACAGGTACAGCAACTAATCACCAGGACTTATTCACTAAGCTCCTCACATTCCTAACGACCAATGCCTCTTTGGTTTCTGCTTCAGAGCAGTGGACTATCCCGTGGCAAAACGGCAATCAGGTGGTGGTAGAAGGTCCCGGAGTGACAGGTGTTGATAAGGTGCTTGTAGGTATGAGACTAAACGCAGACATAGCTCTTGACCGTTTCAGCGTTTCCCTAAAAGGTCTTACTGGCATACTCCCTAGTTCCACAACCTATGACGGCCATGTTAATCCTACACCCAAGGCTTGCCGGTTCTTTCTTGCAAACGAGCCTATGCAATACTGGTTTATAGCGAACGGGCGTAGGTTCATCGTTATCGTAAAGGTAAACACAGTATATCAGACAGCGTACGGCGGTCTCTTCCTCCCGTACTCACCCCCTACAATTTACCAGTATCCTCTATTTGTTGGTGGTTGTGCCGGAGAAGGTGGAGCTAATCAAGCACTGGATTGGAGAAGTAACCTAGACGCACACTCAGACTTTGTTCATGCAAGACAGCAAGCCGCCCCGGCTGATTTTGATTCTTCCGCTAAAATGCTCGACCCTTCAGGTCAATGGTTGGTGTGTACGGG